GCCAGACTTATCAGACAACGTGCAATATTTCCGACGATATCATTGCCAGCACTTCGCCGCAGCCCGCGCCGACAGGGGCCAGCGTTAGCAGCCTCAACTTCACCGACGGGGCAGGCGGAACCTGGACCGTGAGCGTTGACCCAAATGGCGTGCTGACAGCGACCAAAGCCTAAAACATGAAAACCCTTATCACCCTCCTACTCGCCCTCTGCGCGGCCACCGGCTACGGGCAGACGATCAAGACGCTTGGATACAATACGACGAACGGCGAGATCGTTGCCGCAACCAATGTGGTTTGGACCAATGCGTTCAGCTTTTCGACAAATACCGTGGCCGCGCAAGTAAGGACCAACCTCGAACTAGGCGCAACATGGCTCACCAACACCAACGTCACAAATTTCCGAAGCGCCATCGGCCTGCCGTGGAGCGGCCTCACCAACACAAACCGCAACACATTTCGCATTGCGCTGGAACTTGAAGGCACAAATGCCATACCTGTGCAACGTGCATACGAACTTTACGATAACGCAAACGATGCTGTTGCGCTGTCGGCAGGGGACGGCGATCTGGTGGCTGGGCCGTATTTGCTAACCACAAACGCGCCGACTAATACCACAAACGTAGTCAGGTGGATTCAAGTCACTGAAGGCACAAACTTTTACAAATTTCCGCTTTACAAATGAGCGACTCCGAACGCCGCAACGTCAACATCGCCCTGGCCTCTTTCGCCGTGGTTCTCCTCGTGCAGACTGTGGCGGTTGTTTGGTGGGCCGCGACATTGCAGGCCAACGTCAGCGCCCACGACGAGCAGCTAGACTCTTTTACGCCGCGCATTGAGCGGCTCGAGGCCGACTACTATCGCAGAGGGGGGAATGGACAATGAGTGAGCTTTACGGCAAGTGCCCCGCGCAAGTGGATCTTTGTTTGCCGCAAGGGCAAACGTGGGACACAACCCTGCTCTGGGAGGCAGACGGCGACCCCGTGAACCTCACAGGCTGGACGGCGCGCATGATGCTTCGCACCACGGCAGAGGCCGCATCGCCCACCGTGTCGCTATCGACCGCGACCAGCACGCTAACCGCTGCCAGCAACGGCGTGATCGGACTTTCCTATTCAGCCATCTCGTCTGCGACCATTACGGCGGCAACCTACCTTTACGACCTTGAAGTCGTAAACCCATCCGGCGCTGTCCGCAGACTGATGGAAGGCCGCGCTGTCGTGAGCCGCGAGATTACCCGCTAATCACATGGGCGAGACGATTACAATACGCACGGGCGCGGCGACCGAAGTCATTAAGGTCATCGAGCAAGGCCCGCAGGGGCCGCAGGGCGCTGCCGGGGCAGGGCTGACTACGCTTACGCAGACCGGGGATATGCTTTACCGCGATGGCACGGGAGGCCAACGCCTCCCCATCGGCACAAGCGGACAAATCCTCAAAGTCGCCGCCAGCGGCATCCCCGAATGGGGCGCAGCCCCGGCGAGCGGCGTGTCCAGCGTGAATGGGGAAACGGGCGTGGTTTCCTTGAGCGCGGCAGACGTAGGAGCCGCCGAAACGCTTCACGCTACGGAGCACCAAGACGGCGAAGCCGATCAAATCATGGCGAGTGCCGCCATAGTCCAAACCGAAGACGCTTCTTTGAATGGTATCTATGTTCCCGATGGCACAATGGTCGCCGGAAGGCTTACTTACTATCGCCCCGGAACGCGCAAAAATACAAAGTTAGAATACAATTCACAACTTAGCGGGTATTATTTAATCAAAAACACAGTAACACAGGCATCTGGACAAGAAGAAAACGCAACATCTCCGTGGGGCCAGCAATATATCGACGATCGATCCCCGCAAGTTCTTCCGGATGGAGCAACGGTGACGCAATCATCGCTTGAAAAACTGGCCCGCAGCACCACGGAAAATTTAGGCACAGCCGCTTTGACCGACAGCTTTTCGTTTGCCGCATCCTCCCACACCCACGGCAACCTAACCAACTCGGGAGCCATCGGCACCACCGCCAACCTCCCGCTCAAAACGGGCACAAACGGCGTAGTCGAGGCGGGTTCCTTCGGCACATCGGCAGGGAGCTTTTGCGAGGGGAATGATGCGCGGCTTTCGGATGCGAGGACACCGAGCAGCACCCTTGCACACAAAGCCTCCCACGCCACAGGCGGCACGGATGCGCTGGCTCCCAGTGATATCGGGGCGGCGTGGGCGCTGGAAACCCGCGAGCATGGATTTTACAGCACCTCGACCTACACGCTCGCGCAAGGGCGCAACGTGCAGCTAAATGCCACCACACCAGCAAACAACATCACAGGCACAATTACGCTGCCCCGCCTAACAACAGACTCGGCGCAGAATGGCGACGATTTGTTTATCAGTGCAACGGGGTTTGGGAATGGGCAGACGTTAATCATCCAACGCTATATCTGGACAGGAAGTAGCTACATCGGCTCAACCGAGTCCGTAGTCACGACCACCACGGCTGGCGCATGGCGCTTCCGCCTTTTAAGCGGCGTTTGGACGCTTCAGCCCGTGGCAAATCACACCCACACAGGCTCCCAAGTAAATGTCGGCACCACCGCCAACCTCCCCTTAAAAACAGGCACCAACGGCGTAGTCGAGGCGGGTTCTTTCGGCACGGCGGCAGGGAGCTTTTGCGAGGGGAACGATGCGCGGTTGAGTGATGCGAGGACGCCAAGCAGCACCCTCGCGCACAAAGCCTCCCACGCCACAGGCGGCACGGATGCGCTGGCTCCGAGCGATATTGGGGCGCAGTCGATCTTTGTCACCGAAGACCTCGGCACAATTACCGCCAACGTCACGCTCACCGCCGCCCGCGCAAAGATTTACACGGTCACAGTCAACACGTTTAATACGCCAACACCAAACGTCCAGCTACCAACAACAAATGTGCAGGCTGGCGATGTTGTGCAAATTCGGTTCACAACTTTCACGGGGCGAGAAATGCCCGTTCGCAATGGCAATGGTAGTTTTTTGGCTAATAGCCTTATAAACGGTCAGCGAGCGACTTACATTGCCGCATCAACATCTAACGACAGTTGGACCGAAGACGGAACAAATCGTCATACCCACGTTCTCGCAGACGTTACAGGCGCAGCCGCCTCTGGCTCCATCACCACCAGCGGCCTCACGCAAGCCACCGCAAGAATTTTAGGCCGCACGACCGCGAGCACAGGGGCCATCGAGGAGATCCAAATCGGCTCGGGCTTGAGCTTGTCGGCGGGGGAGTTGTCGGCTACGGGCGCAGGCGTCACAGACGGCGACAAGGGCGACATCACCGTCAGCGCATCGGGCGCGACATGGACGATTGATTCGGGCGTAGTCGGAACCTCCAAGCTCGGCGGCGACATCACGACAGCAGGCAAGGCTCTCCTCGATGACGCAGACGCAGCGGCACAGCGGACTACTTTGGGCCTCGCCGCCTCGGCAACCACGGATACCACCAACGCCAGCAACATTTCCAGCGGGACGCTTGCTGTGGCGAGAATGGGCAGCGGGACTCCGAGTGCGTCAAACTTTTTGCGAGGGGATGGGTCATGGCAAGCGGTGACAGCGGGAGTCGGCGGCGGCACAGGCTCCACCGACAATTCTATTTTGCGGAGTGACGGCACGGGAGGCAGCACGTTGCAGGCGAGCGGCCTCGTCATCGAAGATACCGTCTCGCCCATCAACATCACAGGCGATGCAGGCACGGACATTATCACCGCAGTCGGCCACGCTTACACGGCCAACCAAGGCGTCCGCTTCCCAACACTCACAGGCGGCAGCGGCCTAACCGCAGCCACAACCAACTATTTCGTCCGCGACATCTCTGGCGACACCTTTAAGGTTTCCACAACAAGCGGTGGAGCAGCGGTCAACTTTACGACCAACATCACGGCGGGGACTGTGGTGGCGATGCAGAACAACGTAGCCCTTGCCAATGCCGCGCCCGACACTAATTCGTCTCTTGTGCTCCTCAACAAAGGCGCGGGATCATTCATTGTCTCCCCTGCACGACCAGACGGCACGGCCACTGGAGGAGGAAACCCGCGAGGAGACAATGCGGTTTGTATTGTGCCATCGCGGACTTCAGCGAACCATGTTGCCTCGGGATCTAATGCTGTAGTTGTTGGGGCTGGTTCTCAGGCAGGCGGAGCTAGTAGCGTTGCCTTGGGCCACGGAGCATTTGCAGGAGGCAGCACCAGCATTGCCATCGGCTTTGGGGCTGGAACAGCTGGTTCAAACTTTACCGTGGCAATCGGTCGAGAGTGCGCCAACAACGCCGCGCAATCTACGGCTGTGGGATACGCTTCTTCGGCCAACGCGGTTAATTCTGTTGCTTTGGGAACTCAACTTGTTGCAGGGCTGCGCGGCCAATTTGCCACATCCGCCTTCAATTCCGTGTATTGGGGTGGCCAAACCACCAACGCCACCCCGCTAATCCTTAACTTGGATGCGACTGCGACGAATCGCTTCACCATCGCCGCCTCCACCGCGCTGGCCGTGGACATTCTCCTCGTTGCCCGCCGCGCTACAACGCAGGATAAATGGCTGGTCGCCCGCCGCTTCCTCGGCATCCGCCGCGATGGCAGCAACAACACTTCGCTCATTGGAACCGTGCAAGAAGTCGCGCCCGACCAAAGTGCAGGCTCCCCAACGTGGACTTACTCGTTCACGGCGGATGACACAAACGAGGCACTTCAGTGCGAGGTCACGGGGGCCACAGGGGAGACGGTTGAGTGGCGCGTCACAGCATTTTACCGAGTCGCCTAATATGAATTCCGAAAAAATCTACAACGTCCTCCTTGACCAGCCCCGCGCCATCGAAGGCCGCACATGGCACGGCTTCAGCTACCAGATGCAGCGCGACAGCGAGACGGGCGAGGTGGAGGTGGTCGAGGTGGGCTGGCCGACACGATTGACCCTGTGGGCGACTGACGGCCCCGAACTGGACGCCTTGGACGAGGCCACGGTCAAAAGCATGATTGAAGCGGCGTTGCCTGTGGATGCGGACTATGTGATCCCGCCGCCGCCTGTGCCTTTCGTGGAGACTTTCACGGCAGAGCAAGTAGTCGCCAAGTATTTCAGCGCCTACCAAATCGCCGCACTGCAACGCCTTGAAATGGCCCTCATGCAAGCAGGCAAGCCTTTGGGGCCGAAGATGACCGCGTGCAAAGAGTTTTTGGAATCCGTGATGCTGGCGTGGGCCATGAATCCAACGCCCGCGCCTGCGGCCAGCTTTGGAAGCCCTGCGGCATCGTTTGAAGAGGCGAGCGCGGAGGCGGTTGCTGATCTCGCCGGGTAGGCTTTGACACCCCTGGCGGGGTATGAGTTACGTCATCGACCGCCTCAAAGAAAACTCCACCTGGCGCGGCCTCATCATGGTCGCTACCGCCCTCGGCTTGAAGCTCGACCCTTCGCAGGGCGAGGCCATTGTCGCGGCGGGGCTGGCCCTTGTCGGCCTCATCAACGTCTTTCGCAAAAGCTGAAAGGATGCGTATGCGGCTGGCCCTAACGGCCCTGCTGTGCGTTTGCGCTGGTTTAGTTAGCGGCTGCGCCACTTCGCCAATCACGCCGGGAGGCGGATTGCCACTCGGCAAAAGCGGGTGGGAATTCAACGGCGGCATCGACTTCGAGAAGCAAGTCTACTTCGTCTACTTCTCGCGTCCTTTCGGCTCACGCGAGCGCGCATTGGCAAGCGGATGGGTGAAATAAAACCGTGGTGGCTGCGCGCGGCGTTGTCGCGCAAGCCCGCGCCATCTGACACGCGGCCCTTCCTTGCGCGCTTGTTGTCCTCGATCCGCCTCGTGGTCAAAGGCTCGTTTAAAAAAGGCATCACATTTATCGGCGTTAAAGGCGGGGCCGATTTCTAATGAAAACGCTTATCACATGGTTCCAAAAACTCTGGCAGCGGCGATCCGCAAATGGCCCTCGACCGACCTTGCCGAACTCCTCGGCCTCATCCACACCGAAATCCACAGCCGCGCCGAGCACCAGCGGGACCGCGACAAGCGAAGCAAAAGCAAGCGAGTGGCAAGCCGATCCGAGAAGTGAAAAGAACATCGCCACGCTTGAGCCCCAAACAGCGAAGCTGGCCCGCGAACATTTGCGGAGGCTGCAAGCAGAAGGACTGAATTTCAAAGTCACATCGGCAACGCGCACGTTTGCCGAGCAGGCCGCGCTGTTTGCCAAGGGCCGCACTGCAAAAGGCCCGAAGGTGACGAACGCTCGCCCCGGCTCATCATGGCACAACTACGGAGTCGCCTACGATCTGACGCTATTTAGCGGTAAGAATCCCGTTTGGGATAGCAAGCACTACGCCACGGCTGGGCGCATAGGAAAAGAGCTTGGACTGCGCTGGGGAGGGGATTTCCGCTCAATCGTAGATCGCCCGCACTTTGAACGTCCGCTTGGGCTGACGCTGGCAGAGGCGCGCAGGAAATATCCAACGGGCGCAGTCGCCTGACATCCTACGCGGGATTTGGAAAGTCTGATTGCAACAATGAAAGGAGGAACACTATGCACCGATCAACCGAGCTTGGCCTTGTTTATGGGCCTTACGGCGGCGTCGGCTACGTCGAGCGGCACGCGCCGAGTTTCCCTGCGGGGAAGTTCAGCTTGTGGCGTTTTGTAAGACGTTTGCTGACGCTGATGGCCTAACGATAACCAGCCGCGATAGCTAAAAAGCCGCCGTTGGCGCAGGCATAGAACAGGAAGCACGTTCCGAGGGCTGGCTGTCCTTGGCTCCAGAATCCGTAGGCCGTCCAAAGGTAGCAGACGGTGGTGATGACGAGGGGCCAGAAGGTCACGATGCCTTATGCCTCCCGATGCTGATCTTTCCGTCATTGCACCGAGTCGCCGCCCACCGAACCACCGCACAGACCAGCCGCTCCAAATCCCGAACGTGCGTCTCGTCTGTAGGCGGGATGCAGGCGTGCGTTAATTCGTGCGTGACGATGCCCAGCAAGTCTCCTTTGACCGCTTTGGGCGACAGCCAAATGGTTTTGCGGCGGTAATGGCACAGGCCGTCTAGCTTCTCCTTGTCAGGCGGTCGCTCCACGCGGACGCGCCACCATTGCCCATCCAACTTGAAGCGCATAGTGGGCACAGGGCGCTTGCGGCGCTTGACTGATTTGCGGACTGATTGCTTGCTCATTGCAGTCGTTCGTTTGCTTTAAGCAGTCGATAGTGCGGCACGGGATACACCCCGCGCCCGGTCATAACGCGGAAACGGCGCGATTCGGCTTTGCCCTGGCGAACAAAGTCCGTCATGCGCTTGCTAATCGTTGCATTCGCGCGGCCAGTTTTTTCGCAAAGCTGCGTCACGGTGAACCAGCCCGGTGGCACTTGCTCGACTGCAACGGAAGACTGCGCTAGGGCAGCGCACCAAGCGGCGAGGGATGGGTCGGTCACATTTTTTGCCAACTTTTTGTGACTCATAGCGGCAGGCGGTAGTGGGGGGAAAGCGTCAGCAAGTTCACGGTGCAGCCGTTTCCGTCGGGAAGGTATTCGCCATAGGCAAGGCCATGCCTCCAAGCGCACGTTGCGCGCCTTCCTGCCGCATATTCCATATCGAGGCGGGTTAGGCATCCGATGTTGTAGCCAATGGCATCGCTGTGCGTTCGCGCAGCCTCTACGGCTACGCGGTGCGTATGCCCAAACACGCAATGCCGCCCGATGGTTTCCGCCGTGTCGCGGGCGGCTGAGACGTTGAACAGCGCGCCGTGGAGGAATGCCGTCCCACCCAAATCGCGGACGCTTTCGCGCAGGATGCCGCGATAGGGAACGATCTCGGTTTTGTAGCGGGCAAGTCCATCGTGCATCTTTGCCATCACGGCCCCGGCGGCATAGGCAACGATCTGGTTGCCGCTGTGCGTTAGGGCAACCGCGCGGGCCTCGTGGTTTCCGTGGAAATAAATTGTCGGGCGAAGCTCGTGCAGGAACGAGAGGCCAGAGAGCAAATCGTCCATGAGCGACTGAGCGCGGTCTGGTTCGTCGGGATCACGCCGAGCCCCGGCGCGTAGACAGGCAAGGTCTATGGCATCGCCAAGGTGCAGGCGTTGGTCGGGCTTCCATCGCTCGATAAAAGTCAGAGCGGCCTCGCGGGCTTTTGGGTCAATGTCGGACCCGTGGGAGCACGTCAGGGCTACCCATCTCTTCCACTTTCGTGTGATGTTCGCCACGCATCCCGCAAAGGATGTCAAGGCTTATGACGCGAAGGATGTGGCTAGGGGTCAAATGCGACCAAAAAGTAACCACTTCCGCCAATCTGTTTTTGGCTAACGGCTTACCAAATTACTGCATTACTTGACCCTAGAGTGACCGCAAAAACCACCGATGTCTGTTTTCGACCCCCTCCGCCGGCATATTGGAAATCAAGGCTTTGTGACCTTTGGCAGCGAAAAGTAACCAGTAGCAAACCACTTTGCTGCGGCCTTGCGCTCCTGACTTTCTAGGTAGTGACGGCGCACAATGGCCTCGCTGTTGCCCATCTCAAGGGCCACTTGACCCGCGCTTTTCACCATCGCGCAGCGGTAGGAGCCAAACGAATGGCGAAGACCGTTCTTGACCCAGACCGCGCCTTTTCTGCGCGCGGCCTTGGCAGCGTTGTCGATACGGTCCTGCGGCGAAACCATGCCGCCGGGGTTGGGTTGGCTGTTGCGAATCCATCCGGCTAGCGCGGGCACAATCGGGACGAGTCTGCGGCGGCGGGTCTTGCATATTTCTGGCCGCACCTCGATAAACTTGCGTCCGAGTTTAATGTCTTCCCATCGCAGCCCTTGAATTTCTTCGGTGCGTAAGCCAGCCAACCCTCCGATGGCAATGGCAAGCCGCCATTTTTCTGGTAGCACGGAAAGCAGGGCGCGGAATTGCGCGGGCGTGTAGACGGCCACGGCCTTGTCTTCCAGCGTCATTGCATGGGTCCGCTCCGGGGCTGTTGTGGCGTCGGGAACCATGCCCTGCAATTTGGCCCAGCGGAACAGGCTGACGAGCGTGGCGCGCACGTTGTTGTGCCTGCGCGCTCCGACGCCTAGGCCCGACAAATAGACACGCACATCGTCGGGCGTCACATCGCTCATGCGTTTGCGGTGCTTGGCGGCGAATTTATCCAAGTCGCTCTTGATAATGCGGGCATCCACTTTGCGCTCGGCTAGGTGCGCCAGGTATTTCGTCGCGCAATCTGCGACCTTGGGGCTCTCGATCCGCGCAGCCCGCCAGGCATTGAACTCGGAAAGTAGGGAGGGCGACAAATCAGCCAGCACTTCCTTGCCGTCTCGCAACGCCACAAGCTGCGCCTTGGCCTTAGTGCGGGCCTTGTGGATGTCTTTGGCGGTGCAAAGCACGCGCTTGCCCGCCTTGCGCGTGTGCCATTTCCAGCGGCCATCGGTGGCCCGCCAAAGGTGGACAGAGAAACCGCCGACTTTGACTGTCTCTGTCACGTTAATATCATGCTATCATGTTTTCGCGCGCGGGGGGGGGGGGGGGGGGGAAAAACCATTCAACAGATCCCC